CCCCACTTTATCTCAAAACAATGGATTATTCTACTATTGTGTCAACTCGAGTTGGTGTTGAATCAACTTTATTCAACTTCCTCAAGGGAACAGTTGACGATTACATTCCAAAGACTCAACAGCAGTATGATGACTACAGGAGAGTGATGCATGATATCATTTGTCTAGGCATCATGGAAGAACAGGAATACAGTGACCTATTTTCCTTGTCAAAAGTCAGACTGATCTCCAATGATGAAAGACTGAACAAATTGACTCCTGATTTGTTCCATGACTCAGATCAGATCCTCACAATACACGAGGTGACAGTTTCACATGACCCATCTTTTGCCATAAAAAAGAAGAATCAAAAGTACTCTGACCTGATCAGATTTCTGAACGAGAATTATAAAAGGACAGAATTTAATGTCATTGTTGTGGACATCTCTGACTCTGAGTGGCGTGATTCCCTTCCTTCTATACCAACAAAAGCTATTGATCTGTTCACAAGAACTGTTGAGAACCTGATCATTATACATTCAACTCCCTCATGCAAGAAGTTCATCAGGAAAGATGATTCACCGTTCAACTTCAAATTCAATTTCAACAAGGCTGTAATTGAATCACTTGCTCGAGAAGCTGGTGCACATTCTCTTAGCAAGGAATATCTGTCTGATTTCTATGATAACCTGCCAAAGACAGTTTCTACAGATTACACCACCGATTCCGAGTACCTCGATAATTTAGCATCATCCATTTTGAATAATTCTTACACAGACAGACCGTTCCCATCAGAATCTACAATTAGACCTTCAACAATAGAGAAGATGTTCAAGAAAGCATTTGTCCATGAGCCAAACACCTCCAAATTACCTAAGCTGCTCCAGCTTGGCGCACCAACCTCTTTTAAGGAGACTGGCCGTGCGACTGAATCATCGATCATATCAGCTTTCAAATCCTCAATGTTTTCGGGCGGTTATTCTGATCTGATTAAGGATTCACTCAAATCAGGTAATCATGATGGTCTCAGATTGAAGCTCAGAATCGACCCAGAGGCACTTAGGCAAGAAATGCTTCAGGGACCAGGACGCAAGAAGCTGCTGAAGTCAGAAAATATTGTTGTGGAAAGATCTGAGCCCACGCATATTGGTCTATCAGAGTCGCACATCATGCTATTTGATAAGACATTGGAAGATATTTCAGAAACCGATGGAAATGACTATTTGGAGCCAATTGCAATGAATGAAGATTGGTGCAGCCCAATCATAAACAGAGATCTGAACACATCTTTGTATAGAATTAATAAGAATAGAGTCAGCTCTGTTTTGAAATTTTACCAATTGATATCAAAGGAAATAATTTTGAACTCAATGAGGAGGAGATCAAAAGGTGAATATGTTTTATGTCATAGTGGCTGCAGGGATGTGTATTTCTTAGTCGCTCCTGGTCCGCAATTGAGAACAGAATCAAACGTTATCTTCATCAAAATAATATCATCTGTCGCTTCAATTCAGACTGAATTGTCAAGGACCTGGGAATCTGTCGGTAATCATTATGAATCAAAATGGCTTTCAGTGGATACAGACAGATTGAAGCACTGGGCTAGATGTTATGATAGAGTGGTCCTGTCTTTTGTCTCATCTGCTGAGTTGTTGCTAAATCAAGACACAGATTTGGCCCAAGCTGTGAAAAGTGAAATGGTTAACGGCAATTATGCACTGCTGAGTCTAGTTTATCTGGAAAACAAGCAGACCACTTCAACAACCATCCAAACAACCCGATACACTTTCATGAAATCAATAGGAGATAGACAGATCGAGAAGGTACTGCCTAAGTTCCCTCAAAGGATAAACTCTGTGTTACAGTCCCTCATCTTACAAAGAACAAAGAAAAGCTTGCAGAAAATCTGCTTCTGCCCGACATCAGATTGGCTAACTCTGAACAGTGTGTCAAGAGATGAAGAGACCGGACAAATTGACGACACAACAACAGGAGCAATAGGTACAGTACCAAGAATCTTCACCAGTGGAGATGATGTGCCCGTCAAATATTCTCTTTATGAAATGTACATGTGTATGTGCTACAACAAGGATAGGCAAAACCAAACACAGGATGCGATGAGCATACTGAAGAAAATCCTCAAGCTGGAGCAGAGTATGAGACATCAGTTGAATAGCCGAACAGATGAAGAGAAGTTTGAACACTTGTGGGGAATCCATGACACAAAGACTGACATCAAGAAATGTGTTAATGGTGAGGATAGGGAGGATCATTATTTCAGCAGAAGGGCAGTCACCTTGGGCTTGAAACTGCAAGACAAACACAAAGACAATCTTTCTCCATCATCTGGTTGGTGCACCATATCCAAGCTGAATGAGGCCCTGAACAGGAACTTATCAGAATTTGCGACTTTTAAGGCATCAGTCGAGAAAGTGACGAAGAACATCGACCCACTTATTCTGGACGAAATAAAGAAAATAGGCAACAGAACCAAATGCATAGAGTTAGTCTACAAGTTGGTTAATGACAAGGGTATGACTATGAGTAGAGATGTCGTAGAACAATTTGCCAAGGATCAAATATCATACAAAGTCTTCATACAGATATTCAAGAAAAATCAGATAGGCGGAGTTCGGGAAATCCTGATCCTCTACATTGTCAGCAGAATACTCATCAACGTCATTGAAACAATCTGCATAACATGTTCTAAATCTGACAAGAGAGAGATTTTGACGAAAGGCAAGGACAAACGAATCATGATGAGAGGCGATTATGAATCATTGGTGTCCGAACATGATAAGGGGAAACCACTGCTGATGATAAGGGACTCACATGATATGTCAACCTGGTGTCAAAAATTCATTCCTACCATTTTCCAGCCATTTTATCAAGTTCATAGTGAACAGCTTGGCGATCTGTCTCATTATGCCAATTCAACTCTCATCAACCACTGCATGAAAGAGATAGAATTTCCAAAACATTTGGTGAAGCAGTGGATGTTGCATCCCGACATAGAACATAAAGAATCCTACATGCAAGAGCAGAAAATCCGCTTCCTTAAAGAAGGCTCAACAACTTTTGTCAATCTTTCAAACATGGGGCAAGGCATTCTGCACTACAACTCAACTGTGCTAGCTCTTGCATGTAGGAGTTTCCGAGATGAGTTGTTCATGAGATGCTTATCTAAACTCCAAACAACAAAATCAATTTCCTGGAGAACTAAGGTTGGCTCTGACGACGTCGGAGAGCTAATATGTGTTGATTTGACCAAGCATGATGGAATGGCTCAGGCTAGACTATTCGGCAGGGTCACTGAGGTCAGCGAGAGATTACATGCCATGGAATGTTCTGTTAAATCGGCCTCAGGACTCATCATGTATGAATTGAACTCAGCATTCATGTGTAACCTGGAAGTGCTCTCTCCCTTGATAAAATTCACACTGGCAGCTGTAGACATGATTTCTACTGACTCTTGCACGACATTTGTTCATGAATCCTATTCTAGAATCAGACAATTGAGGGAAAATGGTGGTTCAAGAATGCTTTGTGCTTTGGCT